ACGCCATTACCGGGTCTCAGAGGTGCCATAAAGGACTTTGTTCCAAAGTCGATGGCTCACGCTGTTGGCAACAAAAGCAAAGGACTTGCCGGGAATCCCAAATACATTGCTGCTTGGAAAGCCGTCGGCAAAGAACTCAGAACCCATCAAGATATCGAAACCTTTATCAGAGCAGTGAAGATGCCCAATGCAGAACCTGATGCTCCTCTTACTCCAGATGCAAAAGACGTCTTTAAGAAATTGTTAAAAAGCATGGACAACAATAAATTGAAAGCCGTTCATTCTTTGAAGGACGTAGTTTCATTAATGGGTTCTGAAGGCAAGCGCCGCGGACATGCAATAGGCTCCGAGCGTGACCCCGGATATGTGAGAGAATAGATACTAAGCATGAATGGATTGGCAACATGAAAATCACAAAAGCAAAAAGAGGATACTGATATGAATTGGTTAAAGAAATTATGGAATTGGTTTATAACACCAAATGAAGACGCATGTTGTGCTGCACCACATGAAGTCACACCAGTCGAGGTTGAGGAAGAAACTCGCACCAGCGGATCAATTTTCGGGACAATATGCCGCGCCGCAGGTGTCAAGCAACGAGACATAGATAGCTCAAATGCTGCCGCCCTGTTTGACGAATGGTATACTGGTAAGGTTGCCGAAGATGATATTAGACAAAGCATTGCAGAGTTTAAGTCACTTCACGCCGGCGTAAACGCCAAATTAGCAGGCCGGTTGTAAGATGAAAACCACCAAGCCCCAATTAAAGAAGATCTTGCTGGAAGAATTAAATAATCCAGATTCAGCTTTATTAGCAGCCATTGGAACTCTATCTCAAAAGATTGACAATCTTGATGTAAGCATCGATTATCTAGCCGGTGCAGTAACGGGAGAAAGTCCAGCCGCATTAGGTTATGCTCAGGGCGCCCTGGGTAGATTTGCTAGAGTTGTAAAGCCAAAAAACCAGCATCCGCTTAATGATCCCGCTCGTATGAACGAACTTGTTGAAGCTATAGTTCAAGAGTTGAGGAATGTATGATGTCTTATACAAAAGCAAAGTTAGATAGACTGGTTGAAAAAATGATTTCCCGCAAGTTTCTTGTGTGGCTGACAGCAACAGGGCTTCTTGCTTTTTCTGATTTGTCGTCAGGCGATTGGGTGATGATCTCTGCAATTTATATTGGCGGTCAAACAGTCATTGATGGGATAGCAAAGCTTAAAGGTGTCGGGTGATTAAGCAAAAGCTAATGCAGTTTGCTCTTAAAAATTGGCGAGAACTGCTCGTCATTTTTTGTTTATCGCTTGTAGCCATAAAAACACAGATGGACTACCATTCACTTAGCAAAGCTTACGAAACGTCACGAGAAGAAATGGCTTTGCAAATAACTTCCCTAAGAGATATACACACAGAAGAGCTGCGTCAGCGGGATGAAGCCTTACAATCCTACCGCCGCACAATAGAGCAAATACAGGAAAGTTATCTACTGTCTGTGGCAGAGTTAGAAGAGCAAAAAGAAAAAAACACAGCAGAGTATGTTAGACAGTTTTCGCAAGACAGGGAGGCATTGAGTGATGAAATTATTAACGCTTATGGTTTTGAGCTTGTGGAGTAACTCTGCATTCTCAGAGGAACCCGGGCGGTTTACTTTTTTAGGGCTTAACGAATGCGCGCCGTTTGAAGGGGTGCTATTCGATCCCGATGCAACAGCAACGATTTTATCTAATCGCGCATTCGTGAGTTCCAGCTGCGAAGTCAAAATAAAATACGCATTAGATACACAATCTGCCGAATATGCGCTAGAATTACAGAACCTACAAATTCGTCACGATGCATTAACAAATGAATACGATATGAGGATTCAATCAATGGAAAGAGAAACTACCGCATTAGCAGAAGCCTTGAGGAAACAGAGCAAGAAAAACCCTGTTCTATGGGTTGTAGCCGGCATCGCCGGCGGAATAGCTATGTCGTATACTGCCTATCGAGTGCTTGATGAGTAAAAAAGATTTTGATCAGATCGCCGCTTTTGAAAAGGCAATAAAACAAAAGTATGGTGAGGAAGCAATAAAGAACCCACGACAGAACTGGGACGAGAAAAAAGAAAAAGAATATCTTACTCAGATGAAAGAATTTTATGACTCGCTGCAGAAGAACGCACTCGGTCAAGAAAAAGTGGATGTTAATGGCATAAAGATATCAAAAAAACTACTTAATAGAGAATCTTTAAATAATTGTCCTGTCTGCGGGAGCTTCCCAAAGAAATCATTGGATGATGTGTGCTTGGTCAAATTTGATTGTTGCAATGCTTGCTACATAAAATATGTCGAAGATAGAGAGGAAAGATGGCTAAAAGGATGGCGCCCAAATGAAAATCACGAAATCAGATCTTAAAGAAATTATCAGCGAAGTTATGGCGAGTAATGCGGAACAGCCAGAAGCTGTCCAAAAAGACGCCAGAGCACAGAAAGTTGATACTGCCACAACTTCTGGAGCAATGATGGGAGCAGAACAATATGCTGGAATACTAAAACAAGTTTTACTTTCTACAAAAGTAGCTCCCCTGGCCAGAAAGCAAGCGCTTGAGGCTATCTTCGGACAGAAGGGCGCCGCTATCAACAGTATAGTTTTACAAATGCTTAAAGGAGCACAAGAATAATGGCAACAGTTTATGAAATAGTACAAGGGCTCTCACAAGCCGCAGCTAATGCTTATGATGGAGCACTAGACGAGAACGGAGAACCACTTTTGGCTGGGCTCAAGAGAGAAGAAGGCAATCCTATTCTTGACAAACGAGTGATGGACGGATTCAATGTGAGCTTTTATGGTAACATGATGTGTATTAAATATATGTCGGAAGTGCAGCTTAAGGAAGTTTACTCCAACGGATTTGAGTCAGACATTGAAAGCCAGCTAGCCGAGATCTCTAAGTTCCTCCAGAAAGAATATAAAAAGATAACCGGCAAGTCGGTATCTCTGACCACCGAAGGTGAAGTTGACGTTCGTGTTGAAAATTCATCCCGAGTCCGCTCCTGGGTCACCGCCAAGATGCATTATAAAGTTGGTGGACTTAATGAAGACATGGCTGTTGCAGCCGACGCCGATACAAAGATAGAATCCAAGTGGGAATCATTTGTTTCTCAAGGCGGCTGGGACGGAAAGGGCGGAACACGCCCAGAGAATGATACGAGACCAAAACCAAAAAATGATTAATGAGTTTTCAATTAGATAAGAAACAGCAAGTCAAAGAAATACTTAAATGCGGGAAAGACCCGGCTTACTTTCTTAAAAACTACGCCCGTATATCTCACCCGATGCACGGGCTAATCCTTTTCAACACTTATGATTTCCAGGACGTTCTTCTAGAAGACTTTAACGATTACCGATTTAACGTTATCCTGAAAGCGCGCCAGCTTGGGATATCAACGATCACAGCAGGTTATATCACTTGGATGATGTTGTTCCATCGGGATAAAGCTATTCTTGTCATGGCAACTAAATTTGCCACAGCCGGTAACTTAGTTAAAAAGGTTAAAAGCATCATGCGAAATCTTCCAGATTGGGTTAAGATCTCTGAAATTTCTGTTGATAACCGCACATCTTTTGAACTCTCTAACGGTTCATCTATCAAAGCAGCCTCTACTTCTGGAGATGCAGGTCGTTCTGAGGCATTGTCTCTCTTAGTTCTCGATGAGGCCGCACATATCGAAGGTCTTGACGAACTGTGGACGGGGTTGTATCCCACGCTATCAACTGGTGGACGATGCATTGCGCTATCTACCCCCAATGGAGTTGGCAACTGGTTCCATAAAACATGTACAGATGCCGAGGCAGGCTCGAATAATTTTAATTTAACCACCCTTATGTGGGATGTGCACCCGGATAGAAGTGAGGGCTGGTTTAAAAAAGAAACCAAGAACATGTCAAAGAGGCAGATTGCACAGGAGCTTGAGTGTAACTTCAATACTTCCGGAGAAACTGTTATAGATTCAGCTTGCATGGAGTGGATGTTATCTAACGTTAAAGAGCCGAAGCATAGAACCGGTTTTGATCGCAATTTTTGGATCTGGGAAGACTATGACCCCACCTGCAATTATCTTGCAGTAGCAGATGTTTCCCGCGGCGACGGCGCCGATTACTCCACACTACACGTGATAAAATTAGAGACCCTCGAAATCGTGGGCGAATATCAAGGGAAGCCAACGCCCGATATGTATGCAAACTTCCTGAATCAAGTAGGGAGAGAATTTGGAAATGCGATGCTTGTGGTAGAGAATAACAACATCGGTTACACGGTCCTCGACAAACTTATCGAATACCAATATCCAAATTTGTACTACTCGGTTAAATCTACACATGAATATATAGAGCAACATCAGGCAGAATACACAAACTCCGCGATCGCAGGGTTCACAACCTCAATGAGAACACGCCCGCTCATAGTGGCGAAATTAGAGGAGTTTATCAGAAACAAACTAATTACCATATATTCTTCTCGTACAATCAACGAGATGAAAACTTTTATTTGGAGGAATGGTAAACCACAAGCAATGAAAGGATACCACGATGATCTTATCATGGCTCTCGCGATTGCCTGCTGGGTTCGAGACACCGCTATTCAAAGTAGTTCTAGAGATTTAAATTATCAAAAAGCATTTTTAAATTCTATTATAACCACAAGGACCAGCATGAATACACAAATTAAAGGGCAAATTGGCTACAAAAAAGATTCAACATTTGATAAAATGAAAGAGTTCGAGAAACTATACGATCAACATAAGTGGATCATTAAGTGAGAAATTAAATGGCAGACAATAAAAGAAATAAACCGCGCGGCGCAAACCCGGCAAACGATCAATCGGAACTTTTTAAGAGACTAACCAGATTATTCTCTGGACCCATTGTTAACTATAGGTCTCAATCCGGTCGCCGGATTAGAAGACAACACCTCGATAAATTTTCGTCTAGGTTCAGAACTGCATCGGGCCAACAGTTTAAGAAATCTCAATACAATCCTCTCGATACTATCGCGGCAAACGCAATTGGCAACCAGCGCCGCAGCGAACGATACATTGACTTCGATCAGATGGAATACATGCCAGAGATTGCTTCG